AGAAGTCTGCTGATCCTTTCCAAGTAACATTTACGCCCGTTACCACAAAGGCATAATGAGTGGACCCAGTAGTTGGATTAAAGTACAAATTATTTATATGATAGACCTCAACTGCGGTAGGGTCAGTCCAAATTACCGCATGTCTATTTTGGCACGCGTCTGCAAAGCTCGGAGCCGCATAGAATCCACCATTAATGAATGAGTTAGAAATTATAGTTTCATCACCAGGTATTATAATTGCTCCACAAGTCGAACCACCACCAGTGAATTCGCATCCAATAATCCTTGATGGAACTTGTGAAGAAGATGCAGCTAGAGATATACCGTTACCTATTGAATCAGGTGCTGTTAGTTTAAAGTCTTCAAAAATTCCGCTTAAATCTGGAGAAATAACACCAAGATCTGCCCCAGCTAAAACGTTATTATAATGAAAGCTCTTAAACTTGACTGATGATGAATTCATATTAGCTAATAATGGCTGAGATGCCGTTGTATACGACACAGTCATCACACTATTAACCCTATCAATCCCCTCAATATTTAAAGTAATGTTAGCCACAGAACTAAAATCAAACTGATAATTTCCCAGGTTCCATTGACCTTGTATGAAAATATATACTGTCTTTGTAAGTACGATATCAGAAGTTTCAGTAATGGAAATAGCTATCGATGCATCAATAAGTATATATACATGACCAGCTGCCACAGCTGCCGCTACCGTCGTATAATCTCCTCCTGACGGAGCTACAATTGCATCATAAAATGCGTAGGATGCTCCAGATGCAGGATTAGTTGGAACCCATTCGCTAGTAGTCGTACTATATGCAAATATCTGACCATTCGTAGGAGCAATACTAGATACATCAGTCAATGTTGATGTAGCAGGAGGACCAAGATCTTTTATTAACTTTCCTGTCACACCATCAAATGCTACTAAGTTGTTATCAACAGCAGAAGCAGGACCAACAACATCTCCGCCAGTAGGAGGTGGAGAAGAACCATGTACTGAGTTATTAGCGATTAAGTTATCATTACCAGATGTATCTGAAGGTAAAGTATTAACTTTATTATTTGTTATAATACAGTGAGTAGAAGTACCAGCAATCGTAATAACATTAGAACCACCTCCAGCATCTGAATCTACCTGGTTTCCAATAATTAGAACTGAATCAGCATTTAATATCGCTAAACCTCCTAATACATCACAACCAGAAATATGTGTATTATCAGCTTCAATTGCAATGCTAGATGAAAAACGTGAGTTCTCTACAGTCCAACTAACTTCTGATAAATCAGATAAATCTAATAATCCAGCTATACAGTTAGAAACCATACCGCCTGTCTGAAGGTTACCAAATATAGACCCATCACCAAGATCACAATTTGTTATTAGAGAATTCTGTGCCTTTGCATAAATATCTATATCATTACCATTAGAATTTGTAGATTTAATTTGACCATAATTATCTATATCAAATGTATCTGAACCATTGGTAAGCATTAATCCATCTAATATAGATCGTATACCAACCGTGATAAGTCTATTAGCAGGATAAGATGAGAAATTTATATTAAAGTTCTTACCGTTTGAATCATCTCCTAGAATTATTATATCTAGATGATTAACATAAGTAGCTGATAATATAGTTATATCTTCTATAATAGAATTACTACCAGTTTCAATACCACATGATGCTAAATCTGGAAGTGTGTAGACTACATTGATAAATTTAACAGTTGAATCATCAGACGTTTGAATTAGAGGTGAACCAGAATTAGTAGCTGCATTGGTAAACTCTATACCATTTGCATATATTGAACCACCACCACTAAATGCCGGAGTAGCAGTAGTTCTAGAAAACTTAATACCTGATCCATCTAATGGAGATACGGAATTAAAATCTATTATCTTAGCAGCCATTATTATTTGGTTGTCACCCATATCTACTAGAGATGCATTCTTAAACCAAATAGAAACATTTGAAGCTAGAGTTATAGAACCAGTCTCTAATGTTGATCCAATTACTTCAATTACTTTCTTACCAGCGTCTATAGCTGCTTTAAGAGTAGTATAAGTTGCACCTGGACCAACATCTGCATCAAATAATGTATTACCACCACCACCAGAACCCGGGAAGTTAGCTGCTGTAATATCTCCACCCACTCCTAATGTAGTTCCAATTGTAGCAGAAGTTCCAACTGCTAAAGTTCCGACTGTGCTTTCACCAGTTACTGTATGATTTCCAGTCAAAGTCTGATCACCAGTAATAGAGGATAGGTTAACTTTATTATTAGATGAAGTTCCATTAGCGACTGCAAAATCTTGTGTAGTCGTTGCTGTAGTACTCGTTAAATCTGAAATCTTTTGGTCAGGCATTTATCTACTCCAGGGCTAAATAATCGCCGCTTTCTGTTAAAAGTCTATATCCATCTTCTTGAAGAATATTGGATGCAGGTACTGGTGGAGGAGGTGGGCTATAAGTATTACCTCCCGTGTGATCAAATATACTTCCATTAGAAAATGGATTAATAGTGTGAACTGTTTGAAGAAAATCTCTTTTAATAGCCACTATTATCTCCGATAAAAAGAAACTTTAACTATAGCTGCATCTATAGCTTCAAAATATAACGTATCAGTTCCGCCAACAACTGTTCTTACTGCAGGATTTATATCAAATGTTCCAGCTACAAAAGATGTGGAAGATGCATAAGTAAATGAATCTGTTCCAATGAGTACTGTCGCACCAGGTTGTATCTGAATAAAAGCAATGGTCATACCTGCTGGTACAGCTAAACTCGCTGTTCCTAATGCAGCCATAGTTATATATTGACCACTATCAGAAAAAGAAATTCCTGAGTTTGGTGTTAGATTTGAATCTCTATCTATAATCATGTCAGTCATGATTTTCTCCGTTATGGTAGTCTTAATACTTGATAATTAACTACTGTTGCAGCGCCAGGATCTATATTGAATTCAATGGTAATTGTGTCTGTCGTTGGAACAGATTTCTCAATAACACATCCATTAGTGGATGCTGTTATAGATGTAAATACTAGATCTGTAGAAACAATTCCAGTTGATGTAATAACTAATGTAGTAGAACCACCAGCAAAAGAAGCTTGTGCTACTCTATATATATAATAATTAGATAGTGTTAATACAGGTTCAGCAGTAACAGGTATAACTCCATTATCAGATGTTATCCAAAGACCATGAGCGCCATCAGACATTACAGCATATATGTAATCACCTACTTCTACTCTATCCGAAATTTCATTAAAATATCCATCGGTAATAGCATCTTCAGCAGAATCAACATTTGTATAAAATGTATAGTTTTGAGGTAAATTTCCAGTAGAAGCATCAGATGTAATACCAAAATTCTTTATATCGAAAGCCATTAAGGTCTCCAAAATAAGGGGCCGAAGCCCCTACGTATTACTAAGGTGTAACTACTATAAAGTTAACAACATGATCCGCTGCTGGATCTGCTGAGAAAACTACAGAAATGTTACCAGCACCTGCTGCTGCACTTGTAATTGTTACTGGAGCTGCTCCAACAGTATGAAGAACTGCTGATACAACATCAGTAGCTACTACACCAGCGGCAGTAAATACTTCAGTTGCTGCACCACCTACCGACGTTGCTTGAGCAACATAAGTAACAGCATCACCAGCTGAACCAGTAATTGATTCTACTGTTACTGGAGTTACACCAGTATCAGAAGTTACTTCAACATACTCAGCAGTGTCAGAACCCTTAATATAAATTACATCTCCGGCTACTACACTGTCGGTTAAGTCATCAAAATATGCTGAGGCAATGATTGTTGCTACAGTATCTGCAGTTGACCAGTAATGATAAAGAGTAGGTAAGTTTCCTACCGCTGCATCACTTGGGTTACCAAATTGTTGTTTTACAAAAGCCATGATAATTTCTCCTAAGATTCGTCGCAGAATATTTTAACAACACCACGAGCATCACCAACTACAGCACCAGCAGATAAAAGACTTAAGGTTTCAGTACGAGCTTCTTGCTCAACTGGAATCATACGAGTCTCAGGATCTTTACGATAACCTAGAGTAGTTGAATTTTTTGCAAAGGCATAAGTATCACGAATGTTTGCAGCAATCTGCAATCCACCTTCAGCACGATCACCTAAAACGATTAGATTGAAATCTAGGAACTTACCTTTGAATCCAACTAATGGTTGAGAAGAAGCGAATGGCTTAACATCAGTATAGAGATTGTTAACAAACTCAATCTGACCTAATAATGAATTATAGTTATTTGCATGCATGATTAAGAATAGTTCATCACCATCAACTTCATCTTCAGCTAACTGTTTCTGAGCATCTTTAATCTTATCGATAGTCATATCATCGCCACCAGCAGCAACTGTTTTAGTAGCTCCAGTATCTAGGGCATCAATAATGAACTGATCTTCACGTCGACCAATAGCATCAGCGTGATCCATGGCAAAGCCACGTAACGCATCAGCATTGAAGTTTAACTGCTCGAATTCATCAATTGATGTCTTCAATTCCCAATCACTAAAAGAAATGGTTGGGGCAGTAGTTGTAACAGGAGTACTTGGAATGTTCGCATTGAACGCACCATGCTGTTGCATCTGAATTTTGTCCATGTATTTGAGCTTGTATGCATCACCTACTAGACCATGAATTTCTCTAACTACACCACGTAGACGTTGACGTGCTTGGTATCTTAGTAAAAAGATATCAGCAAACATCTGGCTAAACGTAGCGGTAAAATCTGATTGACTTAAAGCCATTATATTATCCTCAACTGTTAAACAAAAAAACGTTCTCTTTCTGTCTTGGTTGAGGCTTCAAAGAAGGGCCAAGAAATGAAAACTATAAATATATAAATTTTCGATTTCTGGGCCGATTAAATCGGTTGGGGCAGAATCTTGATATAAGTATGATCAACTATCTACCAGTTGTCAACCTTATATGTTATATGCCTTGTTTAGCGCATCTAAAGATCCAATACCACCATCCATGAATTGTTTAGCAATATCTAATTGATTATTTCTCTCACTCTTAAAGTTCATAGGAGTAATATCAGATGGAATGTTATTCATAGTACTTGTCTTAGATATGAACTCTTGCATAGCTTTCATATGAGGAGCAGAAGTAATGAAGTCTGAAAATGCATCTGTAGCTTCTGGAGATAAATTAACGTTCATCCAGTTACTAATTTGATCAAATGTTTTATCAGCATCAATTCCCATATCCTTAAACTCAGCTTCTTGAGCTTCCATTTGTGATACAGCCATCTCAGCTTGCTTTTCAAAGTGACTGTTAATAATACTATTGAATCCTTCTTGAGATAAGTCAGCTTCTTTAGCAGTCTCCATGAAGTTAGTTATTAGTGGATCATCACTAGTTATATTGAAATAATCCGCAACTTCTTGATCTAAGGAAACTGTGTATTCTTCTGGAGCATGAGTTTGACTACCTAACTGCTTACGTAACCCATTCGCACGTTCTTCAAAGTTCTTAGCCTGTTCACTATACTGCATCATGTTCATATCATCAGGTAACCATTCAGGTCTATTACCTTCTCCAGGAACACCTTCTGCATAATACCATTGAGGATCACCCGTAATATCAGGTCTAGCCATTAAGTCATTAGGACTAACACTAGCTATACCTAATTCATTTGGTGCATTAGTAGATGATGGTGCATTAGTTGTTACACCTGTATAACCTACTTGTGGTGTTTCAGTTGTCATTTCATCCATAGTTTTCTCCTAAGATTTTTTAAGTGATGATTCATATTGTTGAGCTTTGAGCAGTAGCATTTGAACAAAGTCCCTTTGAATCGCTTTTCCTAATATCTTATTTGTATCTATTTCAGGATCGTCAGATAGTAAATTTGTGAAAGGTCTATGGACATACTTCTTAAAAAGTTCTGCCAATAAAATCTTACCTTTATCTGTAGAAATGAAAACTTCATAACAAAGTTTATAAATTAGATCATCCTTGACTGTCGGTATCGTATCGTAAATTATCTTGTCTAGATCATCCAATGTATTTTATCCTTGTGATAAGTTTAGTTGAGGTAACTGAGGTTGCTGTTGAACAGGTTCTTGATTAACAGGAGGTTGTTGAGCAGCCTGTTGTTGCTGCTGTTGTTGCTGTTGTTGAGCCTGTTGAGCTTGTGCTTGTAACTGTTGTATCTGAGCTGATCCTTTAACTAAATGTGGATCAATATTCATCTGTTCTGCTAAATACTGCGGAACTTCAGTTAAGTTTAATGCACCCATGGATAACTCAGGACCAACAATTGCTTGTAACTCTTGATTGAATTGTGAGAACTTAGCCGCTTTTCTATCACCTTCAAGTTCAGCCAATGGTGATAAGAAATCTATATCTACTGGCGCACCATCAACTGTAACTTCCATGGTATCTGGATCTATATGAA